ATCGAAGAGATGGAGATGCTGCTCGGAACTCCTATCGATGAATCTTTCGGAAAAGGAATTCCTAAAGGTCGACCGCTAAAAGTTCTTTATTACATGATGATGAAAAAGCAAGATCCTACTTATACCTTTGAGCAAGCAGGAAAAGTAACACAGGCAGATGTCCTAAAGCTAATGCCGCAGGACTCAGACCCAAAAGAAAAATGAGAGACCACGCGGCTAAGCGAATGAGTCAATTCTGCATAGCTACGCGAGTTTCTCCTACAGAATACAAAAAGCTAACGCTGGCAGAATACATAGCTTTCGTTGAGACCTTAGAGGAGATGAACAAGCAATGAGCCTAGTTCTCAATGTCGAAATCTTAGGAGAGTTCAAAAAACTTAGCCAAGCCACTAAGGGCGCTGAAAGTTCGATGGACAAGCTGCAAAATGGAATCAAAGGCGCTTCTAAGAAAATAGGTTTAGCCCTAGGCGCTATCGGTGTTGCCTTTGGTGTCGCAATAGTATCGCAGATAAAGCCTGCAATCAACGCTGCTTCAGATCTCGAGGAATCACTCAACGCTGTAAATGTCGCCTTTGGAGATAATGCAGCGAGTATTATCAAGTTTGGGCAAACCACCAAACTAACTCTTGGATTAGCACAGGCAGATTTCAACGGCATAGCCACTCAGTTTTCTAGCTTCGCAAAGACTATTGCAGGAGAAGGCGGTAATGTCGGGAAAGTAATCGAGGACCTAGCGACTCGAGGCGCTGACTTTGCTTCTGTTTATAACCTAGATGTCGATGTCGCACTAGGCAAACTACAGTCTGGACTAGCCGGGCAGTCAGAGCCGCTTAGAGCCTTTGGTGTCGATGTCTCAGCGGCCACAGTCACAGCGTTCGCACTTGCAAACGGAATTGGCGATGGCACAGGACAGCTTACTGAGCAAGAAAAAGTTCTAGCTCGCTACGGCACAATCATGGAGCAGACCACACTGGTCCAGGGCGACTTTGCAAACACCTCAGACGGACTCGCTAACCAACAGCGTATCCTTCAGGCAACCTTTACAGACCTACAGGCAGAGATAGGCGCAAAGCTTTTACCTATAATGCTAAAGCTAATAGGTGTTGTGAATGACAACTGGGAAGAGATAGAGACTTTACTCTTAGGTCTAGGGGACTTTATTGCTTTCCTTTTAGATTCAGTCATACCAACAATAAGCGCACTAATGGGCGAAGGCGGATTTGCAGGGCTTGCAAAAGGTATCGGCATCGTTATCGCCATAATGGTTGTTCTAAATTCTGGATTCGCAGCTTTTGCTTTGTCTAATCCTTTAGTCGCCGCAGCAATACTCGGACTAGCTGCAATCGCAGGAGGCATGGCAATTATCTATGCCAGAACCAAAGAAGCCACTGACGCGACCCTAGAGTTCCAGCGAGCTCAAAAAATAGAGCAGGTCACTAGAAATCCGTTTTCAACTACCGAGCAAAAAAACGCTGAAGTATTTCGGGGCATTTTAGATGTCGGGAAAGCTAAACCACCTAAAGTCAAGTCTGCTCCAGTGCCAATTAGTCGCGTAGATCGCGCTAGAGATTTGAATCTGAATGTGAACATAAACCGGGCGCAGGTAAACGCTAAAGACATTATTAGAGACATAAACTCCACTCTCAGAACTAATGGAAGTAATGTCCAAATACGATGACCGCAATCGCCGATTTTGAAATAGCCACAGACCTAAAGGTCGAGTTCTTTTTACCTAACCTAGATGGTGACCCTTTTATTCTAGGTATTAGCAATCTCGGCAGCTCAGCTCTTCTTTCTACAACCGGGCAATTTATAATCGGTGAATCTTTGCTAGGCAGCGATGTAGTTATGGGCGCTGTGACTTTCTTCTGGCAAGACCTAACATGCACAACTAGCGCAGCAGTTCTAGCAAATGGTGGCAGCGTAGCAGATCAGCTTTACTTCCAACCAGAGCCAGCTTCAGCACAACTTACTTTGCAGACTTACGAGTTTGACCCCTCAGTCAATTCAGCATTTCGCCCGGGTGTCCCGGTAAGACTAAGAGTTGCAAAAGGCGATGTAAATGAGATTATTTGGCGCGGTTCTGTAGACACTATCTCTGCCACTTACCAACAAGACGGCAAGAACCTTATGAAAGTAACGGCCTTTGACGACCTGAGAGAGTTGCTCAACACTCGACTAGAGCTATTCGACTCAGAAAACCCTGATGGTTATGTCTCACCTCTAGAACAGTTAGATCTCATCGCAGAGCAATTTGGGACTAGCATGCATGCCTCGAGCAGGGATGCGCCGGGTAAAATACCCTCTCAAGTTTTAGCGGATTTTATTCCCTCTAATCTAATCTTCGATGCAATTCAAGTAGGACTAGGAATCCTTTGGATGGATGCAGAAACGCAGGAGCTAGTATTTATTCCTAGACCTGATCCAGATGTTTTGCCAGATTTCCCAGTGGGCGCTGGATTCTTTACTCTTAATCTGTCGCTTTTAGGTGGCATAGATGTTCTTGGCGATGGGCAGATAGTTTACACTGTGGGAAATAATCATGGAACTAATTATCATCTTTGCATGTCAGACATAGTGACGCTCTCAAACAGCGATGCAGTGTTCAATTCTCTGAGAGTCGAGCTTGAAAGTGATCCTCTAACTTATGTCCTAAGAGAAAATCCAGATTCTATTTCCCTTTACGGCAGATTTGCTAAGGATGTCACACTAAACACAACAGATGCCTTTGAGCTTGCTAGGTGGACTAATTCAGTATTTAATCAATCCCCTACTAACTTGGTTCAGAGCGTCGAGACTCCTGCTTTAGATCGACTAGGAACTTTGACTGAAGCCGCGTTTCTGTTGCCCGGGGAGTCTTTAGGGGTAAGCTTTTCTCAAGACATACTAGAGATTTCTGATTACTACACAATAACAAAGGTGAGTCACTTCATAGATGTAAACAATTGGCTTACTACACTAGACCTTTGGAAAGAGGCATAAAATGGCATACAAAGTTTTTGCAAACGGATTCCCTCTTCAGGCTTCTGAGCTAAACAATAACCTGATGCAGCAGTCAATTGCTGTTTTCGTAGATGCTACCTCCAGGAATGCGGCTATTGCAGTTCCTGTAGAAGGGCAGTTTGCTTACCTGACAGCCTCAGATGAATTAGTCAAGTATGATGGCGCAGCTTGGGTTGCAGGAATCCCCGAAACCACCACATCGGTAATTGCCAAGACTTCTGCTTACACTCTTATCTCTTCAGATAGAAACAATTTGATTACAGCGAGCGGCACTTTTGAAATAGCAATACCTAGCGCGACTTTTGGCTCAGGTGATCGTGTGGACTTTATAAACATAGGAACAGGGGTCGTCACATTCTCAGGCTCAGGGGTAACATTAAATTCAGTCAATGAATCACTGACACTTAACACTCAGTGGGCAGCGGCTACATTCTTTTTCACTTCTGCAAGCGCAGGAGTCCTAGTCGGAAGGTTGGCATAATGTCTCCAATTCCAATAGGGACACTTGATTCTTCTTTACCTCCGGGCCTTTACATCGCTAGTGGTCAATCGGGAAAGCTAACAACCTCAACCAATGCCATTACTTGGACTGCCCGGACATCAGGGTTTGGGTCGACTCTTATTTGGAGCGCAACATTCGGTGGTGAACTTTATGTTGCTGTGGGTGAATTAGGAACTTTGACAACATCTCCCGATGGTATAAGTTGGACTGCCCGGACATCAGGGTTTGGGTCTCAATCTATTCTTGACGTGACTTTCGGAAATGGTATTTATGTTGCTGTAGGTGGAGGAGGACAGCTAAGAACCTCAACCGATGCCATTACTTGGACTGCCAGAACTTCAGGGTTTGGGTCTGATGGTATCCGAAACGTCAGTTTTGCTAATGGGCTATATCACGCTGTAGGTGACAAAGGAAGGATGACAACCTCAACCGATGCCATTACTTGGACTGCCCGGACATCCGGGTTTGGGTCAACTGATATCCGCAGAGTCACTTTCGGAAATGGTATTTATGTTGCTGTGGGGAACGGCGGAATTATGACAACCTCAACCAATGCCATTACTTGGACTGCCAGAACTTCCGGGTTTGGGTCAACTGATATTTTTGGCGTGACATTCGGATAATAGAAAGTATAAATAATGAATAAATACCGGGTTGAAATTGACACTAACAACACCATAAGAATTTGGGATAATGAAAACCCAAACGAAAATAATGCGCCATTTATGTTGCAACCAGACTGGCCAGATGTAAGTCCTTGGGAAAATGCGGCTCAGGCAAATGATTGGGCAGAAGTGTTTATCGCTTCAATGCTAGATCCACTGAGCGAATTCGTCGCGGGCAATTCACCCGACACTCACCCGGCTTTACGACCAGAACAAGAAATGACAACTGAATAATGTCCGAGAGGCCACCGAGCAATACAGCTCTTATTCTTAGGATCGTGAGCGATATCGAAAAGAAACTTGATGACTTCGAGACTCGAATCAGGGCGCTAGAAAAGTCTGTTTGGGGTAACGCGCTCATACAGTCAATCATGACTGCCGGGGTTACCGGAATAGTTGTCGCTGTAGTAGTTAGAGGCCTCTAATGAAATACCCTTTACCTAAAAGCACAATGGGCAGTCGCTACGGCGTAACTGAGAGACGCTCGCAGCCTCACAGGGGACTTGACTTCCCGGCGAGGACTGGGAGTTGGATAACCTCACCTGCTGGCGGCACAATCGTTATGAACACATGGAGCGACTGCTTAGGTTGGGTTCTAGTGCTTCGCTTCTGGCATCTCGGCAAAAAGCAACCGATGTATCTTGGCTTCTCTCACCTGCAAAAGAAAAGTTCTCACAAAGTCGGCGATCGCATCGAAGAGGGAAACGGCAGGTTCGCCCTAGTTGGAAATACCGGGAGCTGTTCGCGTGGCAGCCATCTTCACCTCACTTATGGGGACACTGCTCAGCACATCTTTAGCGGTCGCACTTTTGACCCGGAACTATTACTAGAAAGGTTTGCCTCATGAAGTTCAATCCTCAGATTAGAAAAGCAATTTATGCAGCAGTAGCCGGGGTTGTCCCCTTGCTAGTAATTGCAGGCATTATGACCGGGGAGCAGTCACAAGCGATTCTCTCAAGTGTCGCAGCGATGTTGGCTTTCTTTGCCTCAGTCCTTGCAGTCAACAACACGCAGACAAACAATCCTGAAGGCGAGTTCGAGGATGTCACCGAAGGAACAGAAGAGCCTTTTATCCCGGGTGTTTAGATAATCGTCACTAGCTGGCAGTAGTCTGCTGGCATGGACATTACACAGAAAATCAAAGCAAGCGGCGGCAACCTAATCGGGACACACTCTCCCGGATCTCCTGATTGGCATGCTCAGAGAGCTAACGCTATCGGGGGCAGCGACATCGCGCCGATAATGAATAAATCGCCCTGGACTAGTCAGTTTACGCTTTGGGCAGAAAAGACAGGCAATCTACTGCCTCGAGAATCAACAATGGCCATGAAACTAGGGAACTATTTTGAGCCTGCAATAGTCCAAATTTTGGGGGACATGCATCCGGAACTAATAATTCATGACAGCAGCAAGACTTTCGCTTGGGAATACAATTCAGCGTTTCACGCTAACCCCGATGCAATTATCGAAGATCAACAGGGCAGACTATCTGTCCTTGAGATAAAGTTTTCCAGAAACCCTATGCCAACTCTTCCAGAGCATTACAAATTGCAAGTTCTTTGGTATATGCAAGTTACAGGCCTGCACAATCCAGCAGTGCTCTGCGCGGTCGCAGGAGGCGAATACAGAGAGTTTGTCATCGAGTGGGATGAAGTGCTTGCCTTTGAGATGATTCAGCGCGCAGAGGACTTCCTGATGTGTGTTAGAGAAGACATGGCTCCCAACCTTGACGGCAGCGAATCAACTTATGAAACTGTAAGAGCAAT